GACCCTATTGAGCAGGACGAGACAGAGGGTGTGTCGTCTAGCATCATTGAGGGCTGGCTACCCTGGGACCCGGAGGATATTACTGACGTGCGTAGATTAATTGAAGAGAAGTTACCACCCAAGCAAAAGTTTATTATAGACTCGTTTTTGGATGGGTTGACATATACAGACGTGTGCGTAACAGAAAAGTATTGGCGTTATCATTTTGCCAAAGGCGTTGAGTTAATCAGAAAGGAGCTAAAGCTATGAGTCACTTTATTGTAGAGTATTTATACAAAGACAAGTACGTAATGGAGACCCTGATGGGCGTAGAAGACATTAACATAAACCACAACCGATTTGATAATTTGATGGGTGTCTGGCGGTGCGAGACAATGGACGAGGTAACTACGATGCAGACACAGATACGGGAGATGAGAAATGCACGACGCAGTGAACAAGCCTAAACACTACACAGATCACCCCAGCGGTGTCGAGTGCATACAGATCACCGAGCATATGGGCTTTTGCCTTGGCAACGCAGTAAAATATATTTGGCGCGCCGACCTTAAGAATGACGCAATCGAAGATTTACGTAAGGCGAGGTGGTATCTTGATAGAGAAATTGAACGGAGAATAACATGATGACGGGTATTGGAGTAACACTATTAATAACAGGCATACTTGCCTATAGCGTGACGGATAATTTTAAGCCAGACTGTGCGCTTTGGAAGCGATTGGTTATTAACTGCATTATCGCAGTTGGCGTGCTATTAACAATCGTGGGGTACCTATTATGATTCAAGGGTTAACTATAACGGTAGACTGGGAGACCGCCGACGCAATTATGGAGGCACACTTACTAGACACGTATCACTCGCTAACTGACGACATAAAAGTTTTAAAGTCTAAGAAGAAACTAAAAGACTTTGAAAAAGAAGATCTAGAATATTTCAAACGCGTATTAGAAAACATTGACGCCGTCGGCGAGTGGTATGTATTTGACTTTAACAAAAAGAAACGGAAGAAAAAGAAATGAACCTATGGAGCGAGTATGATCGGTTTGACCTGGAGCAAGACATTATGAAATGCGCACAGGTAGAGGATTACCTTGACGAGTTCTTACGGCAGTACTTAGACAAGGCCGAGCACATGTCCGAGGACGACGTGTACAACTACATCAGCGGGATAAAATACGCATCAAAACTTCAAAACCAGCGACTATATGATGGCTTTGAGCAGATGGTACACAAACAACACTTTGCGCCGTTAGCTAAATATAAACCAGATGTAGACGTAGAACTTAAAATAAAGAAAGGCAAAAAATGAGCGAGGAATTATTAAATGACTTTAACATAACGCTTGAGTTTTCTGTAAAAGAAATTAACGCGTTGTTAAATGTGTTGGCGCAGGGATCATTTATTCAGGTTGTGGGGTTTATTACCGCAATCCAAAAACAAGCGGGACCGCAGGTTAAGCAGGCAAAGGATAGCCTAGAGGCTGTTGAGAAGGCGCAGAAAAATGAATCTTAAAGATTTGTTAAACCGGGCCGGTATCCGTAACGATGTCGATAAGGCACTGGCAGACAAAGAGGAGGCTAGGGAAAAAAAGATTCAAGAAATGGCCGGGGCAGTGACCCGCCTAGTTATTAACCAGTCAATTAAAGAAGCCAAAGCTCGCGCTGCAGAGCGCGACAGACTATTAATTAACCCAGATGGGGCGGAAAAGAAGTAGACTTTGCATTAGTAGATATAGGACAAGTAATCTATCGGGAGATACATGAAAGTCCTACTTTACATACACTTACACACAGGAGAATTACATGAACCCATTTGAACTACGCTATGACTTACTCAAGACCTCCAAGGAGTTCTTAACCGAGCAGTATAACGCTCAGCTAAAGGCCTGGGAAATAGCAGACGAGACAGGTAAGAAACTACTCGAGAAGGCCCCACAGTTCCCCAACATGCACGAGATCATTGACAACGCAATCGAGATGAACAAGTTCATCAGCACCACAATCGAGGCACAATTGGTTGACGGCGTTAAACGCTTTAATCGTATCACGGCAGTATTTTAGTATCGGTTGCGACTTTTTTGAACCAGTTTACAAAAAAGTCGCGACTTTTTTACAATGGGGTAGGTATAGTTTCGACGAAGGGCCAAGGCTAATATGCAACCCAGCGGACCACGGGGCAGTACCGTGCTACTCCACCAATTAATCATCGCGTCCATCGCTCTATACTTAACCTACCGGTTAGGTTTAGAGCTTTGGTGCATAACTTATGGACTATTATATGGCAACTAAACCTGGCCTCTACGCCAACATTCAAAAAAAACGTGAACGTATCAAGCAGGGATCTGGCGAAAAGATGCGCAAGCCGGGCGCTGAGGGTGCTCCAACCAAGGACGCATTTATTCAGTCTGCAAAGACCGCTAAAAAACCAAAATAATGACAGTAAAGAAAGCAAACCCGTCTAAGTACGACCCAGCCATGTGTGATCGAATGATCGAGCTGGGTAAGCTGGGCGCGTCCCAAAAAATGATATGGTCCGACCTGAGCATATCAAAAGGCACCGCAGAGACCTGGAAAAAGAAGCACCCAGATTTTGCCGAGGCCTTGGACCTCTCCCTGGTCCACGCACAGGCGTACTGGGAACGTGAGCTACTGGCAAACGTCGACAACAAGGGATACAACAGTCGACTGGCCGAGATTGCGCTACGTGGCCAGTTCCAGCAAGACTACCGAGAGACGCGAGATACGAAGATAGACCTCAAGGCAGAAGTTAAGGTGGACTTTCAAAAAGAGATAGCCGATTTGATTTCCGCCCTAAAGTCCTAAGAAAAATAAATATTCAGTTTTGACCAAAAAAGGCCCTACGGGGCCTTTATTTTTGCATTAGTATATATACCTAAACAGAATTGAAAGAATAAGATGACCGCACACGCGCTATTAAGCGCCTCCGGATCTAAACGATGGCTAACATGTACGCCAAGTGCCAGACTAGAGGCAACACTCCCCGAACCAAAGAAAAATTCAGACGCATTTGATTTTAGCCAAGAGGGCACTACCGCCCACTCACTGGCTGAGATAAAACTTCGCCAGCATTTTGGACAAATTGGAACCGAGGAATACGAGACAGAATATGACACAATTAAAAACACACCCTACTACAACGACGATTTCGAGGCTAACGTCGATAATTACGTTCTATATGTACGCTCTCAGATCGGTGATGGTGACACCCCGTTATTTGAGCAACGCGTGGACTTCTCTGACTGGGTGCCTGACGGATTTGGTACGGCCGACGTGGTTATACTTTCTAAGCACGCCATTCGTGTCATCGACCTCAAGTTTGGAAAGGGTGTGTCTGTCTCCGCGATCGACAACACCCAACTACGATTATATGCGCTGGGTGCTTATTCCAAGTTTAAAGAAGAGTATCCGGACATCAAAGAAGTATCCTACACGATCCACCAGCCTCGCCTGGACAGTATCAGTACTGACGGCACCACCGTTAATAAACTCATAGACTGGGCCAGCTACTTTGTTAAACCTAAAGCAAAAAAAGCATGGAGCGGATCCGGTGAGTTTATCCCCGGCGATCATTGTCAGTTCTGTCGCGCGAAAGCGCAATGCAGAGCGCGTTCTGACTTCAATACGGAGCTCGCTAAGCAAGAGTTTAGAGCGCCGCCCCTTTTAGACGAAGAAGAACTAGCCAACGTGCTAGCCAAGGCACAGGACCTACGGACCTGGGTAGCGGACGTTGAAGAGTACGCGCTTGAGAAAGCAGTTAATGAGAACAAGCTACCGACTGGCTTTAAGTTATCAACCACGGTAACGCACCGCAAGATCACGGACCAGCTACTAGCTGTTGAGGTACTAAAAGATAAGGGTGTGCCTGAGGAACAGCTCTGGGAATCACCAAAGCTCAAGTCAATCGCGACACTAGAAAAGCTAAGACCAAAGGGCCAGGTTGTGGCGTGGTTAGGTGAGCTAGTGCAGCGACCAGAGGGTTCACCCAAACTGGTCCGCGTCCAGGAGACTGCAATTGAGGACTTTAAATGAGCACCTGGCTAATAGCGGGGATGGGCCTTGTGTATTTTATCGTGGCGATTGATCAATTTATGAAGGGCGGCATTGGTACGGGTATCATGTTTATAGGTTACGCGGTTGGCAACGTGGGGCTCGTACTCGTCGCAAAATAACATGAAAGAAAAATTTTACGGTGCAGAGTTTAATATTCCGGACCTAATGATTGACAAGTTTATAAAAGATTTTGACGGATTACCCGGGCGTGGTCTTCGCCACGAAGTTAATATACTTCGCAACTCAATTGGTAATATATTTGAGGTAATAGCACAAGACCCTGAGATATTACATGAACCAGAATACTTATCTGATTTTATTCAAGCGATGGCAATGAAGAAAGCAATGGAGAAACATGGAATATTCTATGACGCATGAAAAGAAGTTATCACAAGAAGAACTATCAAAGATTCAAGATACCCAAGAGCAAACACTTGCAGATTATTACAGAAGACGTCTAGAATATTGGGATTATCATATTGTGAAAAATATAAGTGAATAATTTTGCATTAGTATATGTAGTAAAGGGTAGACGAACTGGCCCCTATTGAAGTCCAGTTCTACAGGTATAAAGGAATCAAAATGGCTCAAGCCACTACTAAAGTAAAAGTTGTAACTGGTAAAGTGCGTTTCTCGTACGCGCACGTATTTCAACCCGCCTCCTCAATCGAGGGTGGTACACCAAAGTACTCTGTATCAATCATTATCCCCAAGTCTGACAAAGACACCATTGCACGCCTCACAAAAGCATTTGAAGAGACCAAGGCCGCGGCGTCTGCATACTTCGGCGGCGCCGTACCTAAGAACTTAAAGGGTGGCCTGCGTGATGGCGATGCAGAGAAGGACGACCCAGCGTACGCAAACAGCTACTTCATCAACGCAAACTCGGCACAAAAGCCAGGCGTCGTAGATCAAGACCTTAACCCGATCATTGACAGCAGCGAGTTCTACAGCGGGTGCTATGGCCGCGCATCAATCACGTTTTACCCATACAATGCACAAGGTTCTAAGGGTATTGCGTGCGGTTTAAATAACGTGCAAAAGTTAGAAGAAGGTGAGAAGTTAGGTGGTAGCACAACAGCAGCAGCCGACTTCGCAGTTTAAGTAGTACAGTAGTGCAAGGGAGTGTCCGTAGAAACTACGGCCTCCCTTTTTTATCAACCCATATAACATAGAGAACAATAAATGGATCAGTACCAAGAATACATTGCCGCCAGCAGATACGCCCGCTTTCAAGATGACAAGCAACGCCGAGAGACCTGGGCCGAGACAGTAGATCGCTACGTAGACTATAGTTTTACTAGAACACCGGCGATACAAGATAAGACAGAA